CGCAATATCAATCTATTTTCAGGTTGTCATGTTATCAGGAATTTGATACTATAGCTATACAAACAATAATAACAGGGTTTACAGGCATGGCAAACAGCAAGCATGAAAAAAAGTATGTAGAGAAGATGAAGGCTCTAGGGCTATCCAAGATATGTTTATGGGCGCACAAGTCAGACCATCACAAGTTAAAGAACACGGCGCGACTAAGTAGAAACAGAATAATCAAGGCTAAGACCGGAGAATAAGATGAGCTTACCAATTGTTGAGGGGTGTCGAGCGGTTATTGTTGGCGGTAGAAAGCCAAATAAGGGAATGATCGTTACGGTTATTACGTTTGCCGGAAAAATTAAAGGCTTTGTTGGCAATGATAGATGGATTGTTGATAAAGAGCTTGAAACAAAATCTGGCGAAACCTGTAATCATGCCCCTGAATCTAGGCTAAAACGCCTCCCCGACAAAGAAGCCACAACCACATGGCAAGCCATAGAATCAGAATTCAACGAGGGAAAAGGTATGAGCAACGACACAAGGTACAAACATAATCCTGCAACGATGGATAGAGACATAAAGATTGTTGAAAAGATGAAAGGGACGTATGACGCAGAGACCAGCGAGTATATAGATGCGCTTGATAATGTTTTAAGGTTTATTAAATGGTCTTTTCTTGGAACAGATGGAAGCTTGAACGATGATAAATAGCAAAGAGAGTCGATAATGAATAAGCAGGAATCAATCGAATCAACAGCAGGAGATAAGCAATGAATGACGAAGAGATAATAGATAGAATCGCGAAGGTTTACCTACTTCGTGACCACGTTTATCAAGATGGTCTTGATTTAATTAGCGCAAAGCAAATCATCGCCCTGGTTCGCAGATCAGACCACCAGAGGTTGAAGGCGGCAATCGGCAACTTGAGGGCATCAGCAAAGGGTAATATCGGATGCTCAAGCGGGATACTGATAACGCTGCATGAGACCCATGAAGCCATTAATAGCGTACTGGGGGATGAGTGATGGAAGAAAACGAAAGGATGGCTAAGCATATTAACGATATGATTCTGCGAGAGGTGTCTTATTTCAATGGCTGGAGCGTATCTGAAGAACAGATGAATAAAGACTGTATGCGCGCGGCTAGTAATGTCGTGAAGTATGTGGAACGAAGAAATAAAAGAAAAAATCGTAAAACAGACTTCGGGAGAATAAAGTGAATAAGTGCAACTGCGACATGAGAACACAGCTTGCCATAATTGCGCTTGCTGTTTGCTTTCGTTGATTTGCAGGTTATGGATAATTTGTGTACAATAGACATACTGGCTTAGTCGGGAGTAATTACCCGATGAAGCGCCTTTCTCGTTGGCTGCCAATCCTTTTAAACGAGACACAACTAAACGAGAAATTATGCAAGATACAACAACGATAGGAATCCGTAAGCGCGGCGTTTTAGTGTGCTTTCGAGAATTCCATGCTATCAACGGCAGATACCCTAAAAACGCTAGTGAGCTATCAATAGTCACAAGTACTATTTTACACCCAAACAACTTTGATAAATACCGAAAATGGTATTTCGAGTTTACAGGTGAGATAGAGAAATGAGTCAAAAAAAATCATTTATTCTAATGCGAGACTTACTAACAACGGTTGAACTAATGACAGATGATGAGGCCGGAAAATTACTGAAATCAATCATTAATCATGTTGACGGTGTTGACGTTAAACTAAGTAGAGATTTAACTTTTGCTTTCACTCCAATAAAAAATCAGCTTGATAGAGATATGAAAAAATATGATGTTTTCGTCGAGAAACAGCGTAAGAACGGGGCTTTAGGGGGTAGACCTAAGAAAAACCCAAATAACCCAAGCCTTTCTAAAGAAACCCAAACAACCCAAGCTAACCCAAATAACCTTGTTAATGATACTGTAACTGTTACTGATACTGTTAATGAAACAATAAACAACAAGCCATCACCAAAGGCGAATGGCGTTCCGTATCAGGCTATTGTAGACCTATATCACAAAGAATTACCAACACTGCCGAAGGTTGAAAAGCTAACAGCAACAAGAAAAAGCTATATCAGGCAAAGATGGATACAAGATTTAAAATCATTGGATAATTGGGAGAATTATTTTCAATACGTCAACCAGTCTAAATTCCTTGTTGGACTATCTGGCGGAAACAACGGAAAGAAGCCATTTATGGCAAATCTTGAATGGCTGGTAAAAGAGTCGAATTTTGTGAAAGTTAAAGAGGAAAATTATCATGGCTGATTTCAACAAAAAAAGTAAGTACCGAGATCAATCAGAGATTGCCGCGCAAATTACACCTGTTCAGAGGTTGATGGACGTTATTAATAATCGTCGAGATGCTGATAAAAGCCACCCTGCGATGATGCCTGAAAAACAGCAGGACGCTGCTAAGTGGTGGATGACAAAAGTAGAGCCTATGTCTAAGGGTGAAAAACCACGACTTGAGTGGACGAAGCCAAAACGGAATACTGACGAGACCAAGCAATATTGGGTCACGCCCTATGCTGATAGATTGTCTGAAACATTATCAGCATTTTACAAGCTTAGTCATCCAGACCAGATGTACATTCTTGATCTTCAACAACAAGGGATATGGTGGCGCGGGGATTCGATTAAATTTATGAGAACTAGAGAAAAGGTTGATATGGGAAAGATTGACAAATCAAAGCTTTTTTCCATGATGAAAACAATTATTGCAAGAACAAGAACCGTGGATATTTAATTTAAGAGAGGTTGATATGATTGAATTACGATGGAAAGTTGGAAGATGGGATGAATATCCTGAGTTTGGGCACATGATAACGCGTTATGAAGAGCCTGTTTTGCAATATAAAGAAGTTGTTTCCATTGATAATTCAGACATGAATCAAACGCCGGTTTGGTCTGAATGGACAGATGTTCCAACTGAATATGTAGATGTTTAATTTAACAAGAGAGAACAATTATGTTTAATAAAAAGAAGATAGAAGAGCTTGAGAAGCGAATAAGTGATCTTGAAAAAGAAATAGGGAAAACAACGGTAAAGAAAATAGACTTAAGCGACGGAAGTGATTGTATTATTTTTGGTAATTACGAAGAGATTGATTTTGTAGAAGATTATAACGGATACGGCATAGAATATAAGGTTTCTCAATCGGCACTGTTTGGCGCGATATTTGACCATTTAAAGATAAAGCCACTTTTTAAGGGTAGTCAAGAAGCGCAGTTAAAGATAGAAAAGATCAAACCGGTAAAAAAATGAGCAGAAGTAGCCCAATATCCATAACCACCAAAGACGACAACGGCGAATTAATAACCCACGGAGTCACTGGCTGGTCGAACATAACCGGCAAGACAGACTATGCAATCAGGCGGGATTACAAGCTGAAGCAGCTCGGCGCAAGGATAGCGCTTCGCCAGGTTGTCGGATTAGATCGCTGCGAGATAACAGAAGCAGCAAAGGCAGTGCGGATATTGACGAAGAAAGAAAGGGTGATCCGTGACCATTTGGCGCGGAGCTTGGTACAACAATAATTTAGGAGAAGAAAGATGAAGCCATGTAATCATGGGAACCACCCGTTTAGCTATTGCCAAGAGTGTTGTCGTGAAATGAACGCACAAGTAAAGGCTGAAGAAAACAGCGGTACTGTATGCGCTAGATGTTCTGAAACGTGCCGTGAAATTTATAGTCGAGGGAATGAAGTTTTTTGCTCTGAAACGTGTGCCAATGATTACAACACATAACACCTAGTTCACCCGCACAGCATAACCGTGTCGGGTGTAACGTAAGGTTATAAAATGCTATAATTGGAGGTAGAGATGAAAACGAAAGACTACAGAGTTAAGGTGACAGAGAAGCATATTGATTTTGTTTGGGTGAAAGCTAAATCAGAGGAAGAAGCTAAAGACTTAGCGCCATGTCATGCCGAATGCGAATTTGAGTGCTTATATGACTGTGAAATTATAGATAAAGATGATGAGGACGAAGAATAGTGCCACAGAACACCATAAAACCCTGTTATAAGCCCCGCTAAGCGATTTAAACGGCAAATAGGAGCATCAGGCTAGGCGGGCAGGTAAAACGCGCATAGAGGTGCACAGTCTGAGATAAATATGAGATTTAATATACCTAAAAACGGCTTGATTGGGTGGGAGTGCTATGTTTGCGGCGCGCGTATAAAAAGCAGTGACAGTGGTTTTCCAGAATCAAATTATTGGAATGTGAAACTGAAAGAAGTTTATTGCTCTCCCGAACATAGCTTAAAAAGACATAAACAACTAAGTAAAGAATATATTAATCCTTTGTTTTGTTATTGATATAAAGTACAAAAATAAGCCCATAGGCGGCAAAGCAACCTACAGGCAAAGGCTACTTCTTCTTTCTACCACGCAAAGCCAGCCTAAGATGCTTCAGCCTTCCATCATTCATATTGCGATGCGCCTCTGTTTCAGGATTACGAAGCCAGGATATAACTGTGACCTCCTCACAGGAAAGAAGATCCGCAACATCTTTCGAGGTTAGCTTGTAATCACGTTTGATCTGGCGCAGTTCGTCGGCGTTGGTCATTTCTTAGCCTGCCTGACGTAGTCAAAACAGTTTAAATCGCCACAGTTTAAATCGCCGTGTAGCCGCAACCCATCATTAGATTTAAAGATAATATTAGGGGGAAGGTGCTTATAGCGTTCAACCTTAACAAGCTCAACGGCTTCGCCTTCGATCATGTTTTCGTTTGGATAAGAAAAGCTTTCATCAACCTGATTATTCCGTCTAAGTAATATCATATTAAAGCCCCGATTGCTTCTGTAACATAGCCGGTAAATTCCCCGTAGTCACATCAACCACCGACTGATTGATGGATTTAAGGAGCTGGCGCTTCTGCTTGTGCAGGTGGCGGAGTTTGGTTTTCTGCTCGTAGGGATTGCAGCGGGCTATAGCTTCGTTGAGTTGTTTAATGTTCATATGGCACCTTTAATGTGTTATAATTCAGTTAGTTAATCGCTCTTTTACAACTCGGCAGATTTAATAGCATACCAAGCATCATAGTCGTCCCAATCGCTAGGTAGAGTATTAGATACGTATTTGATATACGCTACTGCGCATTGTTCTCGCTGCCTTGCAAGTAGCTCTTCAATCTCTTTTTCCGTATATTCCATAAGTCACCCTATAAGGTAAAGCCATCCGTGGCGGTTAATTTATTTGTAATAAAATATAGACTCCGCCGCCAATGATAGCGCCGACAAGAGCGGCCATATCACTAAATCCTAGAAGCTTCGACGCAGAAAGCCCGATGACAACCACTATAATAAATCCTATAATTGGCATAATTAAACTCTCTCTAATCTAAGTTGTTTATAACCCGCAACCCTTCCCAGCGCATAACGATGACAGACTACCTGATTACTACGGCTGATAAAGTTATGGGAGAATCCAGGCACTACGGATAGATAGCCGACGAACATGTTGCCAGCAAATGCTTTGAATCTCATAAGTCACCTATTTATAATCCCGATTAAAGTTATTGTTCACTGGCTCTTTATACATCAACCCCTCAAGCCAGTAGATAAGCCCTAACCCGCCAAAGGTGACGAGCAGGGATACTGTGAAGATGGTTAGTGTGGTCATTGTTTTTCCTTTAGCCTCTTATCCCAGCACTTATTAGAACAAACATTCGGTTCAGTAGGCATCCCCATGCAGCCGCACTCATGCCCGCTACAGCAAGTTGGTGGTTCATAGTTATCTGGCATTGGCTTCTTGCATACATAGCAGACCCATTTACCATCTACATCAGGCCAAAAATTAATATTCATCTCTAAACCCTCTTTAAGTTATAAGCCGTTATTGACTATGGATTAAATATAGCAAAACCTGCACAAAGTATCAAGTAATAATCACTAATATAATCAAACTATTTAACCAGATTGTTTGTAATCAATAACTTATGTGGTAAAATAAATCATTCAAAATAATGGAATTAGCTAATGAATCCAGAAGCTTTAACAAAATTGAATCCGCAAACCTCACAAATTGGCACTGTAGGCCATAGTACCGCCATCGGTATAACTAGCTCAGACGTAGCAGCGGCCTGCTATAAGCTCGATAAGGTATCAAACAGTCTCTTGTCAGCAAGAATCAACGGTGACGATCAGGAATTAAAGCGATTACTGCGCCCCACATTCAAGATGGTTAATGGAAAGATCGAAAAGACCAACGGACTGTTCAGCTACGTATTCAATGAAACGCTAAAACTAGCATCAGAAAGACGCTGGCGATGTGTGGACAAGGGAAAGGATAGGCTCAGAACCCTCACAAGAATAGCTATAGAGCGCGTAATAACAACGCCAGTATGCAGAACATGCCACGGCACCAAGTATACTGATAGCTCGATATGCGGCGGGTGTGGTGGTTCAGGCCAGAAGCGATTTGATGCAAGGATGGTATCAAAAGAGCTAGGCATAGCAGAATCAACCTACAGCGAGAACTATCGACACAAATATAACGATATCGTTTGCATGATAGAAAACATCATGCACAAAGCAGTAAATAATATATGTTTATAGCTTGCCATACCCGAATTGATGTAGTAGTATTTTACCAACGTAGGATTTTATCCCGCAAAACAAACACATAGCCTTGTAGTGAGGTGATCTATCTAGCCATAATCGGCTTGTTAAAGGCTAAAGAGCAAAGCCCATGCACTGCATGATGCCCGCACCAGTCCTCTTTCTGGTGCGTCCTAATTCTTAGAGGCTTTCCAATGAGCAACGCGGTTAAGTTGAATACACTTGATTAAAGATCCAAACTTAACTGAGATGAACCGAGAGAAATTCATCGAACTCCAGCGCAAAGACAAAGAGCGCAAGGAGTACAGAGACATGCTCAGAAAGGCGACGAGGCCGAATAAAGAGAGAATACACTAATGGCTAACGAACTAAACAAGAATGAATACGGCCAAGTCCTGCGCATTAACTTCAACCAGGACGTATCAGGCGCCACAGACCTGACCTTTCTACTCGAACCAAAGTACGGCACAGAGGTCAGCAAGACCAATCTAACCGGTGTTACAGTAGGCTCAAGCAACGTTGATGTAGGTGATAGCTCTTATCTGGCAAATGAGTTTATCGAATACACCATTGAATCAACCGACCTTGACTACGCAGGACAGTATCGGATGAAAGGCAAGGCTAAATTGTCAGCGACTAATGAGATTGTTAGTGACTATGTTTTTTTTAATGTATTGGCATAGAGGGGATTAATGATGATTACTTACAGAAATATATTTATATTGTTTCAGCTTCTGTGGTTAGTAGTTACTGTTAATTCAGTGCTTGAGCATAATATCCCATTGCTTGTATTTATGTTATTTGTGGAAGCAATAGTTTTTTACTCTGAGATAGTTTCACCGACTAATGGCTGAGCTAACAGATAAACAGGAAGGCGCGTGCCTTGTATACGTTGAAACAGGCAATAAATCAGAGGCATACAGAAGCAACTATGAATGTGAAGATAGTAAGCCTGAGACCGTATGGAACGAAGCGCATAGACTTTTTCTAAACCCCGATGTATCCGCTAGGGTAGCTGAATTGCAGGCAGAACACGCAGAACGCCATAGGGTAACTGTTGATAGCATCACATTGGAGCTTGAGCAGGCGAAGAACCTTGCAAGCTCAACAAACAACGCAGCAGCCATGACTACAGCTATCATGGGCAAGGCAAAGATACACGGCCTGGTAACGGATAAGAAAGAAGTGAAGGCCAGTTTTAGCGTCAATATGCCACAGAAAGACGCAAGCACACTTTAAAAAATCCCTTATAAATCAACACTAACATGCTTATGTCTCATGGGCGGGTAACAGCCATTGTCTAAATTTAAGCTTACAGATAAGCAAAATGAGGCAATAGAGTTATTCAGTAGTCAGGCTATATATGTCCTGCTATACGGCGGCTCACGATCAACTAAGACATTCACTACTATCCGCACTATCGTATGGAGAGCGTTGGCCGTACCTAAGTCACGCCACGCTGTACTGCGCTTTAGATTCAACCACGTTAAAGCATCGATTGTGATGGACACGTTCCCGAAGGTTATGGAGCTGTGTTTTCCAGATTGTCCGTTTCACCTGGACAAGTCTGATTGGTATGTGAAGTTTCCGAACGGCTCAGAGATATGGTTTGGCGGGCTGGACGACAAAGAGCGTTCAGAGAAGATTCTCGGCAATGAGTACGCTACCATTTTCCTGAATGAGTGTAGTCAGATCTCATACGATGCTTATCTGATTATCATCACTCGACTGGCGCAGCTATGCTATTACGAGCGCGATGGCCAGCAGGTACAGTTGAGGCTAAAGCTATTCCTTGACGAGAACCCGCCCAACAAGGGGCATTGGACATACAAATTATTCATTGATGGCAAAGACCCAGATTCAAAGGCAACGCTATCGAATCCTGAGGATTACGCATCACTGTTGATGAATCCAAAGGATAACGAAGAGAACCTCCCAGACAGCTATATAAAAGCCCTGAGAAACCTTCCCAAGCGTAAGCGGGATAGATTCTGGTCAGGCAAGTTCACCGATGACACAGAGAACGCCCTGTGGTCACTCAAGATGATTGATGACTCCCGTGTGAATGGTGATGACCTGCCGCAGATGGTACGTGTAGTTGTAGCCTGCGACCCTTCAGGTGCCGACGATGATGAATCAAAGAACAATGATGATATTGGTATCGGTGTGGTTGGTTTAGGCACCGATGGCCTTGCATACGTCTTTGAGGACTTAACAATTAATGCTGGCCCTGCCACATGGGGAAAAGTGGTCGCTAGTGCATACCAACGCCATAAAGCAGACAGGGTTGTTGGTGAGGGTAACTTTGGCGGCGCGATGGTTGAGTTTGTTATCAAGACAGCAGACCCAACTATTTCATACAAGTCCGTTACTGCATCCAGGGGCAAGACAGTCAGGGCGGAACCTATCAGTGCTTTGCATGAAACCGGAAAGATTAAATTAGTAGGGCGTTTTGATGACCTTGAAGACGAACTGCTTTCATTTACAACAACAGGCTACACAGGTGCTAGATCACCAAATAGAGCAGATTGGTTTGTATGGGCGATAACCGAGTTATTCCCAAGCATAGCGAATGGCGCTCAAGAACCAGTCACCCTTAATTTTGCGAGTCGTTATAAATGAAATTTGATAAGAAAAAGCTAGACGACATGCACGCTACGGCGTTAAAGCAGTGGGAGGCGATACAGGATAAAGAGCGTAATGCCCGTGAGTTAGCGATTGAGGATATGCGCTTTACTCATGTAGCTGGCGCTCAGTCAGAAGATGCGTTCGATGAGCGTGCAGACGTGTACCGTGGTGAGGTAAATCGTGTTGCCGGTCTGGTCGATCAGGTCACAGGTGGTCAGCGTGAGAACCGTTCAGGCATCAAGTTCCTGCCCGAAGGCAATAATATTGATAACGATGCTGCTGAAGTCAAAACAGGCATGGCTCGTCGTATTGAGAATAAATCAGACGCTAATACTATTTACGACCAGAGCTTTGATGAGACGGTCACAGGCGGTTTTGGTGGCTGGCGCTACATAACAAAGTTCAAGGATGACGGGTTCGACCAAGTCATACGGATGAAGGCGATAAATAGTGCTGCCAGTTCGTTGTTCTTCGATGTTAATGCAACAGAGTACACAAAGAGAGATGCTAAGCACGCCTTTCTGGTTACAGGCATTCATCCTGATTTGTTTAAGTCAGAGTATCCTGATGCAACAATCAGTGATTTCCCCGCTGAGAAGTACAGCAAGAGCATGTACAAGGACTGGTTTTCAACCGATCAGATGCTTATTGCAGAGTATTGGTGGAAAGAGCCGGTTACAAAGACCATTGCACAATTAACCGATGGTCGCGTCATTGATCTTGAGAAAGAAAAGGACGTGATTGATGAGCTTGCGGCAAAGGGCATAACGATTGCCACGAAGCCGAATGGTGAGGATAAAACCAGGACTTACAAGTCACATAAAGTTTTCATGATGAAGATGAATGGTGCAGAGTGGTTGACTGAGCCTAAAGAATTTCCGAGCAAGTATATCCCGTTAGTGCCTGAGTTCGGGCGTATTGCTCATATCGAGAATGAGACGCATGTACGTGGCCTTATTCGCTTCGCCAAAGATCCTCAGAGAATATACAACGCAGAAACCAGTAATCAGGTGCAGATTGGGGCTGAGTTGATGGATGATCCTGTATGGATGACTTCTGTGCAGGCTAAAGGTTATGAAGATCAGCTTGAGAATTACAAGACTGAGCGCCCACCGGTCATGCTGTATAACTCTGACCCTGATGCACCTGGTGCCCCTACACGCACTGGCGCACCATCTGTGCAGCAAATGGCTATGGGCCGCATCAAGCAGGCTGAGATGGACATATACGCAACAACTAACATGTATCCCCCATCGTTGGGTCTGAATGTAGGCCTTGAGTCTGGCGTGGCGCTAAAGCATCAAGACGCAAAGGGTGATAGAGGCTCATACGTCTTTGTTGATAACCACATGAAGTCAATCAAGTACGGTGCTGAGATACTTGAGGACATGATGGGCCGTGTTTACGATACCGAGCGTGTTGTGAACATATTGAACATCGACGGCTCTGTTGAAAGCGTGACGATCAACAAGAAAGAGATTAATGGTTTCGGTGAATCAATCATTGATGAAGAGACCGGAAAAGAGGTTATCATAAATAATATTCGCTCTAGTTATGGCACGGTTGTTGATGTATCGAAAGCTTATTCTACCCGCAAGGAAGAAAGCCTTGATCAGTTGATTAGCCTGATTAATGCTGATGAGACATTCAAGGCCATCTCAACTGATTTGGTCGCCAAGAATGCAGACGTGCTTGAGTCAGAGGAGCTGTATAAGCGCGCTAGAAAGATAATGGTCAAGCAGGGCATTGCCGAACCAACTGACGAAGAGATTAAAGAGTTTGGTTTAGACCAGCAGCAACAGCCTGATCCTCAGACTCAAGCCATGACAGATAACATCGAAATGGACACGACAGAGAAGCAAAGTCGTATTGAGCTTAATGATAGAAAGGTCGATGAGATTATCATCAAGAATCAGAAAGCAGCGATTGATTCCTATAAATCACTAATGGAAAGTTTAAAGATTAAATCTGAGTCAGGCATCCCAATCACGCCAGATGACTTGGAAGCGATGAATGATAGTTTGGCGATGGTTGAAATAGAGCGGGGCAAGATAAAACCTGGCTGAGTATAACGGATATATTGTAGGCTGATTATGGATATAAAAAGCGAGTATCATTTAAATAAAATAACGGGCCAGCGTTATGTCGTTGGGATGCCGTTTGATTTCTTTTTTGAGGTTGTAGCCGGTAACGTTCAAGGGCATTCTAGCTACAATGCGTTCGGTAGAAATGCAGGCGTAGGTACAACAGAAGAACATCTGTGGGAATACGGCGGAACTTACACGTATTCAGCCACAGCAGATATAACGCAGATAGCAAGTGATAGCGCATCTGATACTGCTGCGATTAATATCATTGGTCTTGGTACTGATTATGCTGAGCAAAAAGTATCTATAACGCTAACTGGGACAACACCTGTTACGATATCGCCAGCGTTTCTTCGTATTTTTTACGCATATAACGCAAGCTCAACAAATCTTGTTGGTAACGTGTCTATTATCACATCCGGCGGGGATTTTACCGCTGGTGTACCGAACACAGCGTCAACAGTAAGAGGTTACATCGAGTTTGAAGATAACATATCTGATATGGCGATATATACCATACCTGCAAAAAAGACAGGATATATCGTATTTGGTAAAACTTCTGCATCATCAGGCAAAGACGTATTAGTTAAGTTCTTCGGCAGGCCGTTTGGCGGTGTATTTATGGCACGTCATGTGCTTGATATATATTCTGCGAATTATGATTACTTTTTTAAAGCGCCGATGGTTATGCCTGAGAAGACAGATGTTGAAGTAAGAGCTACATCAGGCGCGGCTGGAACGAGTGTATCGGCCGCATTTGATATTATATTAGTAGATAATTAAACAACAAATTTAGCACGTACTAGAAGCCCCTCACAGGGTTTTTTATGCGCGAAGGTAAACGTCTACCTTTTTAAATGACGATTCTAAACGCTTAAGAGGCGCTACTCATGACAGACCAAAATGCTGCTATTGCAGAAGATGTAACCACGTCCGAAGATAACGAAGTTGTAATCGAAGGGCAGGAAACAACCAATGCACCAGAGGATACAGCGACCTCCGACACTGAGGCTTCCAGTGATACCAAACCTGTAGAGGTTGATGAGAAGCAGAAAGCACTAAATAAGCTTGCATTTGAAAAGCGAGAAGAGAAACGCCGTGCTGATGAGTTACAGCGACAGCTTAATGAATTACAAGCCAAGCCAGAGCAGTCAGCACAAGTAACAACAAAACCAGTAATGCCTAAAGAGGCGGATTTTGAGTTTGATACCGAGAAATATAGTCAGGCGATGTCTGATTACACGGTCAAGCTTGCTCAATACACGACTCAAGAGACGTTAAAGCAGCACGTACAGAACACATCGAAGAGCGCAGAAGAAGCCAGACTGAATAGTCTTTATTCTGATTTTGACAAGAAAGTATCAGAATCAGGTATTAAAGATTTTTACAAGGTCACAGCCAATCTGCCTGAATTTGATGGGGCTGTACGTGATGCAATGATGCAGTCAGAGAACGCACCACAACTGGTGCATTACCTGTCAGAGCATTTAGACGTTGCAGACATTATTGCAAGTTCAAACCCTGTTGTTGCTGCGATGAAAATCGGCGAGATTTCTACTCGAATAGCGAATGCAAAAACAACCAACAATATAAGTACAGCTCCCGACCCAATCGAGACGTTGAATCAATCTGGCGCATCCACTGCGCCTAAAGATTCGCCGTTGCTTGACGGGTGCACATTTGAATAGAGGTATAACTCATGGCTAGTTCCACAAACGTCTTAACAGACAACACCACCACCCCGCTTGCTAAAGGCTTTTTGAAAGCTTTTGAAAGCTCGCGGGTATTAACAAAAGCAGTCGATACTCAATTGCTTGAAGGCAAGATTGACCCGTCATCAGGTTCAACTGCTGACTTTAAACGACCACATGACTATAAGTCTGATCGAACCGCAAAAGGTGATATTTCATCTGTTGATCGTAGTGATATTATAGCGGCTAAAGCTACTGGCACAGTGCAGGATTATCTCACTGTACACGCTGACTGGGATGAGTTCGATGAGGCCACAAGCCTTGATGAACTGGATAAAATCCTAGCGCCAATGGCTACACGTATCGTCACTGATCTTGAACTGGACTTTGGCAAGTACATGTATAAGAACTGTAACCTCCACTACGGTACTCCTGGCACTGCTATTGACGCATGGTCTGATGTTGCCGGTGCTGATGCGCTGATGACTTCAATGGGCGTTCCAGGCGAAGGTGAGCGTTATTACGTGATGAATCCATACGTGACGACCAATCTTGCTAATGTGCAGAATGCTTTGGCTAATGGCCCTGATAGCATGATTTCGACATCATGGGAGACTGCAAAAGTCTCTCGCAAGTTCGGTAACATGCAGGCTATGCAGTCTGCTGCGTTGGCTTCGTATACTTCTGGCACGTTGTCTGCTGGTGCAAACCGTGCCGGTACATTGAGTGCCGCTCCTGATGTGACTTATGCAACCAACAAGAACACTATGACGCAGACACTTGCTGTCACTGGTTTTGGCGCTGGTTCAGACACTATCAAGGCCGGTGAGATTGTAGAGATCACAGGTCGTAATCGTTTAGGTTTGGCAACACGTAGCGCCTTCACTGATGCGACTGGCGGTCAGGTTCTTTGGTCTGGCGTTGTAACGGCTGATGTCACATTGTCATCCGGTGCTGGCAATATCGTTGTTGCAGGCCCTGCAATTTACGAAACAAATGGTCAGTACAACACTACTGATAGCGCGGTTGCTTCTGGTGATGTAATTACTATCATCAATCCAGCGGCTTCGACTGTTTATCAGCCTGCGATGTTCTTCCATAAACAGGCATTTGGTATCGGCTCTGTGAAGCTGAAGAAGCTTTATGCAACTGACACTATTATGACCACTGAAGACGGCTTGCAGCTTCGTGTTTCACGCTATGCAGATGGTGATGCCAATAAACAGAAAGTACGTTTCGACATACTGCCTGCTTATGTGACATTCAATCCCTTCTACGCAGGCCAAGGCGCAGGTGTTTAGGAAGTAAGCTAACAATTGGGAGGGCTTCGGCTCTCCCTTTTTTATTGGAGAAAAACATGAAGTGGATTAAAGAAAACGGTCAAGAGATCGAAACGAATGATCTTGAGGCAACAATCAAACATTGTAAGTCGATAGGATGGGCTCCTGCCGATAAAGAAAAGAAGAAAGCTGGACGCCCAAAGAAAGTAACGACTGAATAATGGCTACAGGACAAGACATGATCGAGGACGCGCTCGCTGAGATAGGCGTTTTCGCGTCTGAGACAGCGATAGAAGCGGCTGATATGCAGTTAGGATTACGCAAGCTCAATGACATGTTGTCTGAGTGGGATTTAGGCGGTACAGAGTTAGGCTTTACGCCACTACAGTCCGAAGCTGATGATGTTCGTATCCCGCGTGGTCTGGTATCAGCGGTTAAATATAACCTTGCTGGTCGATTGTCTGTGCCTTTTAGAAAGTCTATATCTATTGAATTGGCGGCTGAAATAAAAGCGGCTAGTGCAGCGTTATTACGTCACACAGTTAAAATTGGAACGGTGAAGGTTGCATCTACCTTGCCAAGAGGCTCAGGGAATAGAGATACAGTTTATGAAGACAGGTTCTTTCCTGAACAAGACAAAGCGAATTTCTAAATGGATTTGCCGTTTTATTCTGGGTACTACATTGATGAATCTGTCAATGCGGCGAAAGTCGAGTGTACGAATGCTATCCCTGAGTTTTATCAGGTAGCAGGCGTAACAAAGAAAAAGTTAAGAGCGACTTCTGGCATATCGCTGTTTGATACTGCTGGTACAAAGTTGAGTCGTGGTGCACGGGTACTTGATGAAATAGCCTATGAGGTCGCAGGCACTACGTTATATCGTCTTAATTCAGACGGTACGAATACAAGTCTAGGCACGATTACCGGGTCAGGCCGTGTGTCGATTGCTTCGAGTAATTTAGAGCTTTGTATTGTGGTTCCTGGCGTTGCTGGTTACGTTTATTCAGTATCCGGTGGATTAACACAAATAACAGACACCACATACACGTCTAACCTGTCTTTACAGGTGACATACAAAGACGGTTATTTCTTACACGTCACTGCTACAAAGTTATTTAAATCTAATCTTAATGATGGCCTGACCTATGATGCGTTGGATTTTGCCAGCGCCGAGGTGTTGCCTGACAAGATTACTTCGGTTCATGTAAGCCGCAACCAGTTATATGTCGGCGGTGTTGAGACTATCGAGCCGTTTCAGAATGTTGGCGGTGTTAATTTCCCATATCAGCGAATCAATGGTGGCGTTATACCGATGGGCGTAAAGGCCCAGTTCTCATTAGTTGAATTTGCCCGAACATTTGCTTTTGTCGGTGGCGCTAGAAATGAAATGCCATCTGTTTACTTGTTCACAGGGTCAACCCCTGAACGTATAGCAACGAATGCAATTGATCTGATTATTGCGGGTCACACTGATGCTGAGCTGAAGGCCATATTCTGCACGACCTATGCCGAAAGAGGTGGATTCTTCCTGAATGTCCACTTTAAAAACAGAACTATGACTTATGACCAGTCTACAGGGCTATGGCATGAGCGCACATCGAAAGATACTAATGGATTGCAAACGAATTGGCGTGTGTCGTCGATTATAAGCGCGTATGGCAAGACTTTAGTAATGGATAACCAAAGCGGCAGGGTTGGCGAGATGTCGAAGGATACGCGCACAGAATACGGCGAGTCTATTAAGCGGGTGTTTTCTACTATTCCATTTATCAATCAGGGCCAGCGTATTTCGTTCTCTGAGATGGAAATAACGATGGATAGTGGAACGGGTAACACCTCTGATACTGAGCCACAGATAAGCCGAGAGTTTTCAGACGATGGCGGTAATACGTGGAGTAATAGCACATCACGGAGTTTAGGCGAAGAAGGTGATTATAAGAGACGGCAAATCTGGCGGCGTGAAGGTGATTCACCGTGGCAGAGAATGTACCGATTTACACATGATAGCCCCACTGCTTTTAGTGTGACAAACTTACGGGCAGATGTTCGATGATTGTTCCTTTTGAGCGCTATTCTCAGTTCACAGATGAAAACGGCAAGCTAACGCTACGTGCTGCATCCTTCCTTGAAGAACTAGCCACAGAGATTAATTTAAACACCCCAGTACAAGGCTCTGGAAGCCCTGAGGGAGTGATAACGGCTGAGATAGGGCAAAGGTACATGGACACAGCTGGAACGGCTGGTAGCGTCTTATATATTAAGCAATCAGGATCAGGGGATACAGGTTGGATTCTTGTATAAAAGCTGTCCGGACTTATGACGTTGAGCTTATCTGGTCAATCGTCTTTCGCCCTGAATTATGGGCGACAGCAACAGAAGATAATCCGCCTACCTTTAAACCTGATGTTATCAATGAAGCGTGGGTGTTGATTACTAATAATGATGAGCCTATTGGGTGTTATAACCTGCATAAGTTAAACAATGTTACGTGGCAAATTCATGCTTTTATTCTGCCTGAGTATAGATCACGTGCAAAAGAATCAGGTCGTGCCATTCTTAAATGGGCGATAGACAATCTTGAGTTTAAGAAGATTCAGGCAATTATTCCAGCACTTTATCCAAACGTTTACCATTTCACGCTACATCAAGGTTTTACTGATGAAGGCTTATCGAGATTGAGCTATATGAAAAACAAACAATTACATGACCAGCATTATCTCGGTATTACCAGAGAAGAAATAGAGGCATTATTCAATGAGTAAAATTGTAAAAGTTGGCACTTTAGGGCTGGTTGATGATGCCTTTGGTGAGCAAGCTGCGGCTGACGCGGCTAGAAGTGCTGGTCGATTACAGGCGGATGCAGCCGGACGTGCCGAGACGGGGATAAATCGTCGTTTTGATATTACGCAAAAGAGTTTACAGCCTGCTATAGATACGGGCAATCTGGCGAGAGATCAGCAGTCTGCCCTTTTAGGATTAAGTGGGGCAGGCGCACAGGAAACAGCTATACAGAATATAGCAGAGTCACCCGCTCAACAGTTTTTGCGAAAGCGCGCCCAAAAGAACTTGTTGCAGAACGCCGCAGCTATTGGCGGTGTTGGCGGTGGCGATGTTCGCAGCGCATTGGTTGAGCAAGGTGTTGGCTTTGCTCAACAGGACACAGAGAACCAGTTTAATCGACTTAATCAATTATCAGCCCCAGGTACACAGACAGCAGTTAATGTCGGTCAGTTAGGTGCTAATGCTGCAAATCAAGCTGGCAATGCCATTATGCAAGGCGGTCAGGCGTTGGCTAGTGGTGAGTTAGGTGCTGCACAGGCAAGGGCTAATGCAACTAATCAGTTCTTGCAGTTGGGCGCTTTGGGCGTTGGTGCATTTACTGGTGGTGCAGGTGGTGCCGCAGTAGGTGGTGGTAGTCAATTCCTTACGCCTCAATCAAGTAACGTAAACATAGGATTTCTGTAATGCCTTTAGTCGATGCAAGAGGATTTAATCTTCAGCCGAACGTACCGGGTAATATCGCCTCCGGTTTTAATACAGGTCAGCAATTACGTGGTCAGTTTGTACAGAACCGTGAAGCTGAGAATACAATAGACCGGCAAAACCAGTTTAGGGAATTAACGTCTCAGGTGCTTGACCCATCACTGAGCAATGAAGAACGAGCGGCGGCACAAAGGCAGCGTTCAGCGGTTAATCCTGAGAGAGCTGCAAAGATAGATTCAGCAGGCTTTAAGAATCTTAACGACCGCAACAAATCTTTTTTAACCTCTGTCGTACAGGGTGCCGCACAGATCAATTCTATTCCTACGGTCGAAGGTAAGCTCAGGTTCATACAAGAGCGTAAGGCGCAGCTACAGCGTGACGGACTGCCAACGACTGATACTGAGGAACTAGAACAGTTGTTGCTCTCAGGCGATGCACAGGGCGCACAGGGCATGATTGACAAGGTTATTACACTTGGACAGCAGGCGGGGATATTGCAAAGCCCTAAAAGCCTAGCAGGTGGATTGGCTTCGGCTAAAACAGAGATACTTGATAGTGGTGCGGTTATTCAGGCCTTACCAGATGGAACTGTGCAGGTAAGAGACCCGTCAGGTAAGGTCGTCACAGGTCAAGCCAGACTGGATGCGTTAAAGCAATCAAGACAACAAGCATTGAATACATTATCAGCTGAAGCAGACATTAAGGTTGACGAGGCTGGAAGAAAAGAGGCTGAAAAAATCAAGGCTCAGTTAAAACTCAAGCCGCAGCTTGAGGCTGATATTACAAAAGCTCGGATACTTGCTAAGCAGAACGGCGAAGCATTTACCGAGCTTAAACAGATGAATGCAGCTCTACCTGGACTAACCAGCACAGTAAATACATTGCGAGAATTAGCGCCAATAGCAACCAGCACGCTTGGTGGAAGAGTATTTGATACGGCAGTCAAAGAATCAGGATTTGGCGCAACCAAAGGCGCTACAGCGAGAGCTAAATTTATAGCAATTATTAACAACCAAGTCTTGCCGCTTTTAAAGCAAACTTTCGGCGGTTCGTTTAGTGTTCAAGAGGGTGAATCTTTAAAGGCTACAATGGGTGACCCGAATGCAACGCCAGCAGAAAAAATGGCGCAATTGGATGCGTTTATTGCACAGAAAGTCAGGAATATCGAAGAGCGTGAGAACATTCTTAAAACTGACGATGAATTAACCCCAGATGAGCAAGCGGAACTCGATGCTTTGGAGGCCGAATTTGGCAACCCCTAGAGAACGCCTTGAAGAACTAAGGGCTTTAAAATCGCAATCTGGTCGGCGCGCAAGACTTAATCAATTGCGTGAGCTTAAAGCGCAGCAAGCCGTATCAAACGATGCGGCAGCTCAACCATTGCCAGAAGGGAATGCGTTTGATGCTATTGCAGAGCCTGCCATGTCTATTGCATCAGGTTTGGGCAATCAGGTAGCTGGTGGTTTATCTGCTATCGGCACGTTAGCAACAGGCGGCACTCTGGGCGAGGCTGTATCTGACATAAAAGGTTTTCAAGAAAATACCTTCACGCCTAAAACACAAGCAGGACAGGCAGGACTTAAAGCCGTTGGTGACGTTGTGCAGAAAGGTCTTGATTTTGCTAGTGAGCAGACCATACCACAGGCGATGATTGCCGAAGGGTTAGCAGGCAATATTAGAGAGCAGGCTTTAGAGACAAAACAAAATATAAAAGATAAGGGATTTACTACAGTCGCAGGGGACAGGGTGTTTGAGGAAACTGGAAGCCCATTGCTTGCGACCGTAGCTAAAATTTCGCCAGATATAATAGGCGCTGCATTTGCTTTAGGTAAAATAGCAAAGGCTAATATCGCTGGGAAATCGGCTATCCCATCAAGTAAGGTAAATCCTGATATAAAAAATCCATTTACACCACCAACTAAAACGCAATTAAAGATTGCAGAGAAACTTGCAGAAGGTGGGACGGATAGGACGTTAGCGAAATATATCGCAGACGGTGCCGGGAAGGTTAAGACTGATAAATTAGCAACAACTGCTATTAAGCAGGGGTTCGAGCCTGGCGTTATAGCAGCGGTCAAGGGAGCGTCTAAAGCTGACAGGGCTAAAATGTTGCGTATGGTAGATATTATGCAACGCGGTAAGAAAAACGCCCTGTTTCAAGCCAAAAACCGCCCTACAGACATAGCTGGTGATTCACTACTTAAGCGAATCCAGCACGTAAGATCTGTTAATAAGAACGCTGGGAAAAGAATAGACGCTGTTGCAAATACGCTAAAAGGTAAGCCTGTAAATTTAGACAAGGCTATAAATGGGTTTGCTGACAGTCTGGATGGGTTCGGGATTAAACTTGTTGACAATGGAAAAGGCGGCTTGGTTCCTGATTTTAAAAACTCTATTATCTCGCCCGGCGACAGAGGCCCATTAAAAGAAGTTATTAGACAAATGAATATTGCTGGAAGACGCGGAACGCCAGACGGCTTCACGGCGCACAAAATGAAACGGATTATTGATAATAACGTGACATTTGGCAAAGTTAAGACCGGCCTTAGTGGTGATACTGAAAGAGTATTAAAAGAATTCAGACGAAACATTGATGAATCATTAGATAGTACGTTTCCAGAATATAATAAAGTAAATACTATATATTCTGAGACCATAGGCGCGCTAGATTCGATTCAGAATGCTGCCGGCACAAAGATGAACCTTGCTGGCGGTAATGCAGATAAAGCTCTAGGAACGCGTCTCAGGGGCTTAATGAGCAATGTCCAGTCAAGGATTAACCTAGTTGATGCAGTTGACGAAATTGAGACTATATCTAGGAAATTTGGCAGCAACTTTGATGACGATATTGCGACTCAGATGCTATTTGCAGATGAATTAGATGCTGTATTTGGCCCTGTAGCAAGAACATCGCTTGGTGGCGAGATTGGTAAGAATGTTAAGACTGGACTTGATGCAGCGGCAGGTAATAAGACGGTTGCTGGCGTAGCCATTGATCTTGCAGCAAAAGGCGCAGATAAAATCAGGGGTGTAAATGAGGAAAACGCTTTTAAATCAATAAACGAGCTGCTTAGAAGAAATTAAACCATCTATTATTTATAGCTTGAATTAGCAGCCATATAATCTCTATTGCAACCAACCCACCAGCAAGTAATGGGTTAATAAGATACAAGATACCTATAAGAATTAAGAGATTCACTAGCAAATAATACCTAAACCACAGCCCTAACGCAAACAACTACAGAAGCCAGCATTCGGGCTTTTAAATGGGCTGTATTTATTTATCAAAGCTCCATTTGAATCCACCAGCGTGTGAAAGCTTACCTAAGCAACATGCCGATATAGAAGTATTGTGGATATTAGTAACTCTGTATGCCTCATGTTGCGAATGATATTTAGCAATAAATACACCGTTTTTTGTCATTTGCGTTACCGACTTACTTATTTTGTTATTAACGCCATTGATTCTATCGTAACTTGATTTATCAATATGATTTCGCCATGAGATTATTTGCAACCTATCTATCGAATATCCTTGATAGTCGTCTATGCGGTCAAAAGATGGGGTTGAGTTTTTATCGTAATCATCAATTACCCACTGATTATAGAGTGCGTGGAATATTGATTGATTGAACGCCCATGATTGAAATTCACTTAATGTGTAATCAGGCATCGGATGATTTCTTGCTTTGCAATTTCTTCGCTGGTGTTGAAATATCCTGTTGAGCAATCCTTTTTTTGACCGGCCGTCGGATTTGCTTTTTATTCTGGCGCAACATTTACAGTCTGCTCTTAATCCATGTTTCCCGCGTTGATTTTTTCCGAAGTCAGAAAATGGTTTTAAAGTGTGACATTTGGTACAATATTTAAAGGTCATATTAGCTACTCGAATAGTTAATTGATTAGGGCAGGGTGGTTTTCACCCTGTACCGATTATAACATTATAGGTGATTATTTTGGCACGTTATTCAAACCCAACCCCACAGATTCTTGATTCAAATGGAAATCCTGTAGTGGGCGCTAAGACCTATTTTTTTGAACCTGGCACGACCACACTTAAAACGGTTTATTCAGACTCAGACTTTTCCACAGCAATAGCTAATCCTGTTTTATCGCTTTCCGGTGGATATATCCCTGATGTATTCCTAGACGGCGTGTATAAGGCGGTTCAAAAAGACGAAAACGATGTGACTATATGGAGCCGCGACCCTATCGGCGAGGTTGACGCAGGTCAGTTTGATCCGTGGATTAATGATAAGTCATATAGCTTTAATGACATTGTAAAAGGTTCTGATTTAGCTCACTATAAATCATTAGTTGCAGGTACAGAGACGAATCAGGGGAACGATCCTATATCAAGCCCTACACAATGGGGTGATGCGACTTTTGTTACAGAAGGTAAAATAGCCAGTCTTAATACAAAGATATTAAATATTGGTACATGGGATATGGATGCAACTGCATCTGTAAGCGTTGCTCATGGAGTCACGCTGTCAAAAATAAGAACAATAAACGTAATTATCCAAGAAGATGGTCTTGCCACTACATATGACATGGCTAGTGCCGAATCAAAAGAAGATGCAGCCACAGGTTCGAAAGGTTACTCAGCTGACTCTACTAACATAGTATTAAATAGATTAACAGGTGGGAAGTTTGATATAAACCTATTTGATGATACATCAATAAATCGTGGTTGGATAACCATACAATATACGGATTAATTATTATGATTTCAGTAAGAAACTATCTTGAGCAGGCGCAGGCGTTAATGGACAACGGCGAATATACTGACGGATGCTCATTATCTCAATTTATGCACAAGTTGCTTGATAGAGCGAGATTACTTTGTGCTGCACATGATTACGGGAATCTTGGAAAGATAAACGGAATTAGGCCAGGATTAGTAAATCAGTTTTATAGTTTAGCAGCGCATCTTTTGAACATGAATCCTGTCTATTGGCTTTGGGGAACAGTTGTGTTTACTTTTACAATGCCGTGGATAATCTGGCGTAGAGAGTTTGGCGTTAAATTTATACCGCCGATGTTATTTTTCGGGTTGCAGTTTTTCGCTATTTTTATTTATACGATATATATAACAGTTAATTAAATAATTAATATTAAAACAACATAAACAAGCCCCTTAACTGGGGTTTTTTAATGCCTGAGAGAAGGCGGAGAAAAGCATGACAGCAATTAAATCAGAATATACCATTGTCGACGGTCAGCGTTATTTCATGACAAAGCCTGGCGGCTCAACAACAAGCGACAACAAAAATGCGGGGTTGATGATTGCTGAGAATTATAAACCAGCACTATCAACAGACCCTCGCATAATCACGATAGATAGTGCTGCAAAGGTTATCACTGATATTACAGCGCCATTAGAGGCTGAGATATTCATCATTAATAATTTTAAGACTGGCGCTAAGTTTGCCACGATCACTTTTAATTATCAGGAAGGTGGTATTCCTTACACCCCTATGGTGATGGTATCGCTTAATGCTTCTGACATTGGAACAGCAATACAGCGATTTACCGTTACCGATATTGCAGCCGGTGGTACTAGCACTACAAATCAAGGGCAGCCTGCTGTATCAGCGCAGAAAGCGGTGCTTGAGCTGTCAACCTTTGGCACTGATGCAACGATTGATACGATTCATCTTGGTGCTTTAGCTCCAACAGGCACAGCCGTTAACCCTGTAACGATCACAATCGAGGTGCAATAATGAAACTCGGAATTAAAGACCCTGCGTTAATCCTGCCACAAATAACTTATCCTGCTGTGTTTATTCCACTGCTGGATGGCAACGCTACAGTGAAAGATAGAACAGGCACCATTGCTGATATAACTGCAACAGGCACTATGACTAATGTTTTTGATGTACTAGCTAAAGGTTTTCAGTGGGCGGGTGATAATGACATAACATCTACTGATGCAGCAATGCTCAGTATCATGGATACAAGTACTGGCAATACTCGTTTATTAATTAGTCTTTGGTATGAAGCGGTTAATGCACCTGTCGGTGGTAGTGAGTGGATGCTTGATTGCGGCGCATCTAATGCTGCGAATAACGCTGATGGTGGCTTTGGTGCGAGGTTAGGCACGAATGGCCGGCCAGTATTTATATGGCGCTGGAAGGTTGCTGATGCCTCTGGTGCTGGCGCTGATGTATCGTTACAGCCTACATCAGCGCCATCATACGGTGTTCAGCATCATGTATTATTCGATATTGACTTAGGCGCGACAGTTGGAGGTGATATTTATATTGATGGTGCGCTTAATTTTAGTGTTAATGAGTTTGACACTACCGATAAAGCAGATGGCTTTCCTGCTGGATTAAAACTAGCAATTGGTGCTGGTCTTACGGGATCATTAACTTTACAAACATGGATGAACAGTGCGCCAACAACACCGTCTGGTTGCAAAACACACTCTTATTTCATTGGTCGACCTCCCGCAAGCGTAGATGCTGCAACAGTTGCTGTTGATTTATATCGCGCTCAAGGCGGTATGTTGGTGGAGAGTCTTGAAGGATGATAACGCACTGGTGGTTAGGATTACATGAAGATTCATCGTCAGCCGTGCGTATTTGCGCTAGGTGTGATTCTAATGATGTTGTTACCCTGTCATTAACTGGTGAGGCAATAACGCCTGATACGGCTGTAGATGATGGCAATATCGTTTTTGATGTAACGGGGCTAAGTGCTAACAGTAAATACCCTTTCTCATTAACACAAACTAATACGGTCAGCGGGATAGCAAAAACAGCACCGGTATCAGGCGATACGTGGAGCTTCGTTGTTGGTAGTTGTTTGGGGTATAAACTCCCATTTCAGTTTGAGCAGTATATTAAGGATACAGACCCCGCCTTTTTATCTATTATCGGCGACCAGATATATTGTGACCAGCCGTCTGGTGGTATCAATACATCAGACCCAGGCGTGGATACATGGAATGGTGAAACTGTCCGCTCAATAAGTTGGTTAGATAAGGCGCTCGGAAAGTCTTTTTCAGCTATTACAGATACAGAATGGAAAGAGTCATACTATTCAAAATACCGCATGTACTGGAAAACAAAAGGCTTCGAAACATCTATACAGAATACGCCTTATATACAGTCAACCGACGACCATACATGGCCGGGTAATGACCCTGGAAGAAATGCAGGCAGGCAGTATGAATCTGGACAAGTGTATGGCGGATTAAATTACTCACGGGGGCATATCCCAACAGGCGGGACAAATGCTGCCGGTGTATTTTGTGCAAATCAGGCAGACGTTGACAAGCAGTGGCAGTTTGGCATTGATACATATCGTGCCTATGCTAAGGGTAATCCTGAAAGCCCTGATGTAAATAGCAGGACACAATTAGCTTATCCGTTGACTAAAGCAGAGCGGTTATACTATGACTTTGTTATTGCAGATGTCCATTTCATTGTTCTGGAGAATTGCGCCTTTAGAGATACTCCGACACAGAATCTTGTTGACCCATATACAACTGATCGAGATGGGAAATTAGATAGCGATGCTACTAAACGTATATTAGGTGACACACAGTTCACATGGCTAGAGAGTGTTATCAAAAATAGTACATCGACCTTTAAAATATACTTGGTGTCGAAAGAGACTATCGGCACACAAGATGCTTGGCAGATGTATGACACAGATCAAGCTAGGTTGTTGGCTTATCTGAAAGATGGCGGCAACGCTAACTCAGCAGGATGGGCTGTTAAAGGTGGATGCGCAACTATATCGGGTGATGCTCACAGAGGGGCTGTTTTATATGATGAAACCAATGAGCATCTACAAATGAGAGCGTCTCCATCGGGTAATAATATAAATACAGCTATAAATAAAATGTCTGTAATGCGCTTTTTTGATGATGATGGTAAGTGGCATTATCTCGTTGAGGGGCATGTCGTAGGCAAAGAATACATCGAATTGCGCATGATTGCTGACGGTGGTAGAACGCATTGGCATGGCAGAATTTACCCCGGCAGTAACGTTTTAAGAACAGATTATTCTCCTGATGTTGGAATAACCATAGATGGTGCAGATGAATGAAAAAACTACTCTTAACATTGCTTCTCCTAATCTCAACCAGTGCTTATGCGGTTGATCCTGACATAACCCCCGTCACCACTATCAACTGTGCCATGCCTATCGAACGTGAAGACGGTACGGCTTTGGCATTGGATGAAATAGCAGAGGTTCGGTTCTATTCTGGTACTGCAACAGGCAGTTATACGTTACCGATGCAGCCCAACAACGTATGTCAGAAAGTTATTGATAATACGGCTTTGGCTGATGGTGATTATTTTTATGTATTTACGGTTGTCGATACTGATTCAAGAGAATCAAAATACTCAGCCGAGAAGGTGCATACAGTTAAACGGGTAAAGCCACCAGCGGCGGGTACGTGGTTGGAGGATTCATAGGATGGCTAATGGCGTTTTGGCGTAAAATTATAAGAAAGGTAAGATCATGGGTAAATTTATGAGCAGAAAACTAGGCGTAACAGCATTTATACTGATGGCAACGACTGTGCTTGCCGTGCTGAAGGTTATGACTCCGGAAGTCGCTGGCGTATTCACTGGTGTTGGCGTGGCTTACAACGCTTCGCAGGGCTATGTAGACGGAAAGGGCAAGTAATGTTCTCTCTCAGCAAGTCATCCATCAAAAACCGTGAAGGCGTACATCCTGACCTTATCCGTGTTTCAGATAGAGCGATACAGATAACCACGGTTGATTTCGGTCACGGTCAGCTATCAGGAGTGCGTACCGATAAAGAGCAGAATGAGCTATTCAAGGCAGGAAAGTCTCGTGCTGATGGATATAACGACCTGAGCAACCACCAGATACCAGGAGGTGAAGAGTACGGCTACGCGCTTGACTTCTATGCCTACGTATTCGGTGCTAGTTGGAAGCACCAGCACTTGGCTATGGTAGGCGCTGCCTTCCTTCAAGCTGGCTCAGAACTCGGTATAGAGCTTGAATGGGGCGGATTATGGAAACCACGCAAGAAGAAACTAATTGATGGCATACAGTATGGATGGGATATGCCACATATTCAACTGAGGAAGAAACGTGGCACCTAAAGACTATCCAGAAACAGCTAAACCTATGCCGGTATCCGATGAGATTGTTGAGAAAGGAGTAATCGCAAGCAGAACAACAGATAAGATAAAGATGTTTCTTATTACGAGTATGTTTGGTATGACAGCTTTCTTTGGAGATCACGTGCTTGCAGAGTTCACTAAATTCAGCAGCGAAGTGATCTATCAGTTTAAGGAAATAAATGGCGCGCTTGTTGATATACGAGATGATGCAGCAAGGTCGCGTACAGAATCAATGGTAAACTCTACAAAGAATTCAACAAGGCTTGACGCGCACGATGCAATATTCAAGGTTCAGGACAAGCGCATATCTTCTATTGAGGAAAGCCAGAGGTCGAGACAATGAAAAAGGTAGTGAGTGCAATGATGGCAAATAAGACGAATAAGCGGGGTAGACCGATTGTCCGCAAACCAGTGCCGAAGAAAGCACCGCCACGGAAGAAGTCACCGCCTAAGAAGAAATACCAGCGCACCAAATACGCATGATAAAGCTCACCGATGATTCAGGTCGGATGCTGCCGGCATTCAGAAACATCATCACGCTGATATTCTTCATTATCGGTATCGTGCTGGGCTGGTTTGGTCATATCGTGTGGAACAGGCAGGCAGAGGCTTCTCAGCTTGTACAGGACGCAAAGGTGATGGTAGATATACGCAAGGATAAAGAAACTCGCAAACAGGTGTTACATGAAAATATTGATAAGGCAAACAAGGTTGGGCAGACTGATTGTAATTGTGGTGATGCCACTGATATTGAGTTTCAGCGCAGGTTGCGCGAGAACAGAGGCGAGGGATTTAAGTTTGACGGAGCAAATCCCTTTTGATTACATCGCTTTAGACGCAACAAACCGTGAGTGCAGGATAGCCCACGAAAAGAACTACGAAAGCAATCGTGAAGGCAATGCACGGATGAAGCAATTACGTAGTGGTCAGCAATAAGTCAGCATAATATATCGGCAAACACCACCTATCTGACTAATCAGCCAAAGCACGAACCAGGCTGATGCGGTTAGTAGGGATAGGGCGATGAGCTTCATTTAACCCTTATCCAGCTCATCATTATCTTCAAGATATTCCCATTCTGCTAGAATTTCATCGATCTCATCCATAGCATTATCCGTCCTTTTCTTGTCGATTCCGTTATATCTATGCAGCCTGCGACAAGCGGCTCTTAATTGGTGCGCTAATTCTCTTTCAGTAGTCATATTATTTAATCTCTATCAACCCATCGTCAAGCAGTATCTATCAGTAGTTTAAGTTGAGATTTGTAATATTGCTTTATCTCAATCAAATCATCCTGCGTTAAATTCTGCATCGGTTGCTCAGACTCAAGCCACTCGACATTTTCCACGCCTATCTTCTTAATCAGATTCGGTCGATATAGATCAATAGCACCTGATTTCCATGTGTTGCAGTGTTCGCATTGGATATTCCCGTTAAACGGATGAAATCGAATATCTGGTCGAGCCTTTGTTGTCTTGTAGTGACCGCAGTTAATCTTCTTAGGTGGCTTCTGACAGCTAATGCAGGCGCTCCCCTCGTCTCTTTTCCTGATATATGCGTTAAACGCTGCCTGCGCCTGCCTAACGTACCAAATCTTAGGTCGCAACGCCTCCTTACGCCTCCTATGCGCCGCTCTCTGCACCTTTTGCTGGCGTTTCATATCAGCGCCAGCCTTACGCTCTCGCTTCTCTGTAGCGTCCTGTATTGAGCATTTTATGCTGCATGTTTTCTGTATGGATGAATACTTGCGCTCAAATGGCTCTTTGCACACTTTGCATATTGGTTGCTTCATTCTTCAATATTGTCTATTAATTCAATTATTCCAGATTTGCTGTCACAAGAGACAAGATACCTAATAATATCACTTATGGTGTGACCTTCCGTTATCACGTAATCCTCTCCTGACGCAGTATAAACCTCCCCTTCCCTTAGCTTTATTAGCTTTTTCTTTATTTCGCTCATAATATCCTCTTGCGCTCCACATCAAAACTGTCTGTTATTCATCGGGATTTGAGGTTAATGTCAATAATATTCTTTTTCGTCATCAGTTAATTCCTTGCTGTAGACGAAATGTTTTATTTCATCCTCGCTGTATTCCCGCACTAAGTTATACGACCTAACATATACATCATGTGTATTGTTAGCCCATGATTTGACTATAACGCCTATTTGGTCGTCATCAACTACCACTACATTTCCAAATTGAAATATCACTTCTCACCCCTGCTCTGCTATCGGCATTAAAATATCGTGTTTTCAATCTCTGTAATCTTTTCGAGCATCACAGCGCACTTTTTATCTATCTCGTTTGAACCATTGCTCATCAGGTTTGCGAACGTGTGCGGGTCTATAGCGATGTCTTCATTGACCTTACGGTCTCCGCCTCCCGTAGCGATTCTTTCACAAAGCCCACTAAGGCGCTCAATAACCTCGTCGATTCTACCGATAGCGTTGTGTAGCTCTCTTGCTTTATCTGGTGCTGGTGCTGCGCACCCAACCTTTACTGTGTCCCCAGACTTGCTTCCAAAATCATCTAAACTCATCTTTCTATCCTCTTGTTGTTAAAGTAATTTCGCTGCTCTGCTTCTTCATCCGGCACTTCTCTGTTTGCTTTCGCTGCAATTCATCGAGATCATTTCTTAGCGACCTGAATACATGAACTTTTAGGCAGTGCGGGCAAAGATTGTATCGTTTGTATGACATCAGTCGTCAACCTTGCATGGTTCTGGATTTTTGTCGAATCTGACAGCCTTGATTGATTTCTCGCCGGTTATCATGGCTTTTATTATTCTGTGCCTCCCGTCCATTATCTCACCGTCTTCATCGAGAATTATCGGGTATGAAAGGTCTGAGTTATTAACCGCGTTCATGTGCATAGCCATATCTCGAAGCGTTAAGTCACTGTATCTGTTATAAACATTCAAATGGTCTAATGGTATATTCATCACCTTAAAATCTTTACTCAATTCAACAAGCCGTGCAACGCTAAAGTGATACTTGCCAAGTTTGCTCATCTGTTCGCTATGTTTCATAAATTCTTCGATTATCATTTTATCCTCACTGTTTAAACAAATTCAACCACTCGCCCTGCAACCCGCTCAAGTTCATCAGCAGACCATGTGCGCGGCAGTGCTTTCAGGCAAGCGTCAATCAGGTTCGAGTAGAAAGTATTAAATTCATCACTTGTCATCTTGCCGAAACTCCATGACCTAGCCTCTGCTCTGACCTTTCCGCTTGGCAATCCGATAATATCGTATTCACCAGCTAATATCGTCAGGTACTTCCGTGTGTCGTCAAATGTCCGTATCGGCTGTATCATCTTGCCTTTATGCTCAACCATCTCAGGCTCTGGCAGTGATTCGTGTACAACTTTAACCAATGCCATAGCTTTCTTTAAAAACGGATAATTCCTTTCCTGCTTAACTTCGCAACTGATAATGTCTCCTTCATTCCTACGATAGAGGTATTTTATTCCCTCATCGTCTACAGGAACTAGCGCGAAGTCAGGGGTTACTTTGCAGTTGAATTTCATTAGCGGTTAGCTTTGTCTATCATGTGCTTTATCTCAGCCCATTTATTTGGCTTAACCCATATCTGTTTTAGCACATACCCATCTGCGCGTTTTTTATTGCGCTGCTCTCGCTTATACTCTGCTGGTGTTTTACTCATGTCTATTTGTCCATGAGTATCCATCAAACCATCCTTTTTCAACCTGTCTCATGGCCTGCATCGTTTCTTTTACTGTGTCCTCGTGAATAATCTGACCTTCCTTTGAAGGATAAAAATATGGTTCTTTGCAATAAACCCAGTAATCTAGTCCACGCTCATTATGATTTTCACTGTGCCAGCTTTCAAATTTATCAGGGTTATTGTCAATGTAGTCTTGTATTGTTTTGCTCATGGCTTTCTCCTATCTCTAACAACAGTATAACACAAGACATGTCTAATGTCAAGCTTTATTTATCACCCGTACGCCCTCGCTAAACTTGTTTGTTATTTCTTCTTATTCATCGCAAGCTTGGCATGAGCCATGCCCTGCCTGATCGCCTCATCAGCGCGATGTATAGATTGTTTCCACAGGGTTACGGTATATTCTTCCGCTTGCCGCTTAAATGTGACCGTCTGCTTTGATAGCTTTTTATTGCTATTTAGCTGAGACAGGAATTGTGATCTTAAAAACTGCTCTGGTTGCATCATTTTCTCCAAATCCCACTCTTTGTTTTAATTGCCCGAACAGTCAGCCCTTCCTTTGCCATTGCTCTAACAAAGGATTGTGTTTTCTCGTCCATTGAATCCCATGATTCACGTTTTGTTAGCCTAAGCGTCTTTGATTTCATCGGTTCTGCATATTCCAATATTACGGACGTCGGCCTATTACACTGTTAGGCGCTAAATAATATTAATTAAAGAGTCGTACTCTTCGTCTGTAATCTCAATCGCACTATGTAAAATTGTTTCAGCATCTTGATAGGTATTGAGCATATCAGATAACCAGTAACCTGGTCTCATAGGTGTAATCTCATTTGCATATTTAATCTGTCCGCCAGTGTCTTGCGTATAAGTTATTAACCAATTCATTTTTTTACTCCAGCCCTGCACATAACAAGGCAATTAAGTTGAGCGGTTATACGCCGCTGGTTTTCTGATTTGCTTGGTTGTGCGCCAACTTATCTTTATCGTTATGCGTCTAAAATCTTACCTAATCGCAATATATAAACAGACTCTTTTTCAGGAGCGCCCCATTCAATAATGCCAAGTGAAGAACAAATTTCTTTCAGCTCTACAAGCATGTTTGGCGCATCTTTCGAGTACCCGTTTCTGAAATGTATAGCGTCATATTCTTTGTTGTTAAGTCGCTTATGCCAGTACGGTTTCATTTCGCGGTATTCTTCGCGTTTTTCACCGCTGGCGATCATGTCAAACCATTTCTTTTTAAGTGTTAGGTGCAGAATACGCATAACAATTAGCTCCACCGGACAAATAAACGCGCCGGGCTTTCGTTGTAAAATTCATGCTCAGTTGGGCGTTTATTCGCCCGTGAGCGTGGTCGTTATCAAAACAAATCCTCTTCATCAGGATATGTCAACTTGTCCTTCATAGTAGCTTGCTGACTTCTCTTAATCTGCTTAGGATTTCTTGCAAATTTTCGTGGTCGTGAGGCACCTTTACCTTTCCAATTATCTTCTTTATTTCGTATGCGTAATTCAGTTTTCTAACTAGGACGTTTCTTTCCTTTGTCTCATCTTTCACCTCACCAATTAGCTTTGCGCTCTTTGAGTAATAATCACCAATAGCCGAACCTGTTTCCTTTTTATAACGAGAACTGCCAACAACAAATTGCTTTGGTGTAACCTTATCTACGGTTTTAGGCATCCAAAATGATTTTCCGCCGCCCCATCCAATGCGTACTTCTGAGAGAATCATCACTTTGTCGCCAACTTTAATATTATCGAATTTCACCATAAGTCACCTTCATCTTCTGGATAACATAGCCTGTCTTTCGCCTCATTCACCAGCCTCCGCCCTTCCTTGCTCAAGGGGTCGTGATTCAGCTTAGTCACAGCCTTCTTCTGGCCGATGCAAAAGACCGAGAAGGAATCCTTCTTCGTACTAGCAGCATGTTTAACCCTGATGCGGCTTAGTTCTTCTGTGGATAGCTCTTCAAGTGGTTTCATCAGAATACACCTCTGGATATTTTGCTTATGCTACTGCCTGGAACTCCGGTGATCTTCTCTATCTGGCTCAGAGAAAGGAAACCGCGCACACCTTTTCCAGTTTTGTTGCGGCAGAACCAGTATAAATACGCGCATAGGCATCTGGTTTCTGGCGAGTGTTTTATCTTGTTTGGCATTATTCTTCCACCGTTGCCATTAGGTCTGTCGCTGCTTTTCTAGTCTCTTCACTAGCATCATGCCACCAAATAGCCTTTCCTTCATCGCCTAAGTCTGTAATCGTTTCAGCAAGGCCAAAGGCGTCTCCTTCTCTGCAAAATTCATTTGCCTGCTCAATAAGCGAGTTTAATATCTCATGACCATCGGCTGATAATTTGCGGCACTTGTCTTTATTCTTTGTTTTGAAGCCCTTTTCAAAGCTATTAAATAGCGCGGTCTGTATGTCCTGACTGATAGACTTGATGAAAAGGGCGTAGTTGTAAGCATCTTCTTTCTCAATAAGATAATCAAAATGCTTCTTCTGTTCTTCAGTGTAAATTGTGTAGTTTGGGTCGAATCCTTCAACCTCATTAATAACTTCTATCGCTTTATGAAGTCTTGGCGATGTATCGGTTCTAGGCCATTGCTTCGAAGCACGCTTAATGATGGCTTTCTTTGACATTTCATCAGGCCATTTATCCCATACAGCTTTAGTCATGGCGCAATCACGAATTTTAGCAATCTCTTCACTGCTCATAATATCGACTAGATAATCGCCTTCTGTGGTCTTTGCGACACAGTAAACGCCAACTGTATCGCCACGATCAGAAAAAGGCTGCATATCGTGCTGAGGAAGCTCTGACACGCCTTTAAAGACAAAGGTATCTTCTTTCTTCACAACTTCAGCACGAACCCATGCAATGCCGCCTGCATCGGTGGCGACCTTAATCAGCCCCTTGAATGAGATGGCAAGCGTACATTCACCTTTTCTTGGCACAAGGTAGGCGTAAGCGTCAACAGGGTTAAGGGTAAGACCAACGGCGGCAACATTAATGATCGCGCTTTGAACCGTGAGTGGGTTACATTTTGCAAGCGTGTCGTTTTTGTTTAATGCTTGTAGCGCAAACTGGCTCTCGGCTTTCCAAATAACAAGCTTCTCGCGCTCGGCAATCTGATTAAACTGAGGCATAACCTCATTAACAACGCCTTCCCACGTTAGTTGTTTAGCTAATTCATTGCTCATGATTTCTTCTCTCTCTCTTTGATTTCTTAGGCTTAACATAGCTGTCCTGCTCAGCCTGCATTTCAGCCAACACACGCTTTGCCTCGGCTTTGTCTAGTAAATGGGTTTTGATGCGGCTCATGGGTTGATTATCCTTTGGTGAATATCATCCCAGTAATCATAATCCTCCTTTGTTGCCCTCCACAGAAATGCCTCAGATAAATCGTATGGCTTCTCATCGAAGTAAAGCGGTTTTGGCTTATTATCAAGCAGCATCAGCATATAACTAGCCGCTGCCATAGGGTCTACTGCGTTGATCTTGTTTAAGAGCGTTAGGGTTTGTTTGGTTATGCAGGTCATTTTGTCATCTCCCATAGTAGAAAAACACTATTGCAAGCACCAACGATGGTATTGCTGCGTAAGGTCTTAAACGAAACAGCAGTGAAATCATAAAGAAGAATGCAGATATAATTAAATTTGCAAAGAATAATTCATTCATTTGACTAACCACCACCGACTAAGCCGGAAATGTCTCGATATATTATTCATCTCAAAGCCCGTATATTGCTTTCATTAGATTGCCTTGAATCTGCCCTTGAGATATTGATGGAATCTCTTTTATTTCAGGTTCATCAATCGTCACCTCTCCGTCTTTGCAGTTCACGGTAGCAACGCACTCAAGTGATTCATAATCACCGCCAACATGTACCTTTAGCGTTAATGATGGAGCTTTCTTCAAAGCATCTTCTATGGCTTCCTTAACGTCGGAAGCACTAAAATCTCGCTCTGCAAGATTACCCGATGCGCTTATTGTTTCAGTAGCCCAATCACCAAGACCGCATAGCCCGCCTGAATTACATAGGCAATGGAACTTACTCCAATCATCACCAGTATTAACAAACTTCTTGAGCGCCGAGACATCTTCTTTATCACATGCGCCTGATATATGTACTGTTGTCCAGTTTCCCATTATTTAATCCTCAGTAGTTTTGATATGCTGAAATGTCTCGGACGAAACCCCTCAAGGCTTGTCCACTCTTCGAGTTTAGCGCCGAACGTGGCTTGCTTTAGTAATTCATTGTAGCGCCCTGATAGTACGGGCTGAAATGTTGTGATATAATTTTCCGCAGTCATCAGATTCTCCTCTCTGTTTCTGGTGATGTGGACGCGGGGTGTGCAGCCCCGTGTCCTTTATTTTACCATAGTTGGCTTGTTACTTTCTGGGAATTTTACATCTGCCTCATGGCAAATATATTCACTAACTGTTCCGCCGTTGCCGGCAATAACGTCGTCAATCCAGCAATTAGCTAGAGTGTTCAAATCAGAATCAGTTAATCCATACACCTCATAACTAAGACCGTCCTTCCATCCTTCAATATAAGCAGCTTTCAGCAAATGTCTGTCTCTTTCTGTCATAACTCTCTCCACTTAAATATATTAGCAAGAACCCCGTACAGCCCGATAAAGAAGGGAAAATGCTGGCTAAAAACCATACATCGCCCTCTACCGCCACCGATGACCATGACTAGGGATAGCAGAAACTTCTCACGCCTGGTTGGTTTACTTATCTGTAGTATCATCATTATTCTCCAGTTCTTCGCATATCGCCATTATGCAAGCTATCTCTGCTTCGGCTATTGTTTTACTGAAGTTTTCCGCCGCTACCAAATCAAAAGGTAATGTGAAAGATTTCCAGACGTTTCCCTCAAATGGGAAAGTAACTATCTCAAACTTATCTCGAATAACTTCCCTGCATCGTGGGTCTTCGATAGTCCAGTTGTACTCAAACCCACTTGAATCTTGATAGTAAAGACTCTTATCTAAATCTGGATATTCATCATTTGTTTCTATTTCAATGCCGCAAGCATCTGCCATCAACTTATTCACGGTCTCAATCTTCATCTTCATAATCCTCTTCATCCCGCCGCTGCTCAAACTTGCGCTCTTCACGGTCTAGGCGATCTTCGGTTGATTCGGGTTCTTCATCAGGCAGATAGTAGTTGTCATTATGTACATCGCGGTAGGTTGTCATTTATCGCCACCACATTGCGTCTCTGCAAGGTTATCTTTGTCAATAACAAGCGCCATACCTAGCAAAGCAGGCCACGTTACTGCTGATAAAATTGTTTCAGAGTCAACAGATATGGGGGTGCCACATTTTTCGTGGGAAGCATTTAGCGCAAGCCCGATCATAATTCCACCGAACATAAGGTACATTGTAAAAAATATAGCTTTCATCTCATTCTCTCTAAGTTGCGTTAGAGCCGACCATGAAAGGCTGGCGGCTCAACTTGTTGGTTATATGGCTCTATTGTGGCAAGGTAACTTGCTACATTCTTCACACAAAACCACAGCGTTAGAGTGATCGTTTTCAAATCTGCATCCGCATTCTGAAAATATATTATTGTCTTTGGTTTCTTCAATCATATGCAGGTCGCTATCAAGCAGTTCGCACCACACACCCTGTTCGCCTATCTTTTCAAATTGGTGCCAGCCATTATGCTTACCAATATATTTCAGTCGCTCAGGTTGATTTTTAAAGTTATATTCACCACCAACACATAACAAGTCATTTAACGCGGATTCACTAGCCGCCGTGTCAATTTGCACAGTCTCGCCACTATGGCCTTCTGCAAGCAAAACAATGTTCTTTTTTGCCATTCCGTTCTCCAGTCAATTTAAGTATTACCCAATAGCCGCAATCAGTTTCTCAGCCAATTCAATTTTCAGCGTATCCAAACACTGCTCAGGGCAATGACGGCTGCGCTCAAGGTACTTTAGATAGCTGGCTTCGATTACGTCAGCTTGGAATATAATCCTGTCCTCGTAGCCTATAGTCGCCCTTACAGCCTGCATCTGCTTTTCATATGGCATGGCTGATAGCTCCTGCGTGTAGGCGTTCAGGTCGAACCCTGCGGGGGTTGTGTGGTTTTTTATCATTATGTTTCCTCATGATCTGGCTCTATTGTCTGAGCGTGTGACCATTCTATTAATGAGATTATTGGAGCTTTGGTAAATGTCTCTGTTCCTGAGTGCGTGATGAAATCAGCAAACAGCTCATCAAGAGCTTTATGTAGCTCAACGTGCCTTTCTCTATGATTATCTCGATTCATATTCATTCTCTCTCTGTTATCGCCCTTTGGCTCTGATGCTAAAACTCTTAATGATTGAGGCAGGTCGCAAATCCTGACTTCCTGTGTAGCTCTAAATGATGCTTCTTGCATAACCATCTAACATCTAGTCTTTTTGAGTAGTCGTCATGGTGTGCGTGTGCGTTTTCTTCTCCGCAAACTTCGCAGCGTCCTCGCACAAGATTCCCTCTACTGATTGCAGTTTGTACTGCTTCATGAGCTAAATGCTTATCTCTGTGTTTTGCTCTATATCTTGCTTTTTTGAGCCGCATATATTCTTTGGTGACTTTCCCGTCAACCGCGTATGTAACATTATAACTAACACCGTTTGTCATTTACCCTCTCCGCGCCGCTCAATCATTAAAAGTTCTAACCGGCTATTTAAACAGCACCGGCAGACTGTTTGGCTCCCTTGCCTATGGATTAATCTTGCGCCATTTACCTCTTGGCAGAGTTCGGCAGTACCATACTCCGTCTTTCAGCATTTCCTCGTAGTACATCTCGTCTTCTCTCTTGTTGGTTAACTTCGATAACTGAATTCTAGCAAATGATACCACCAGAGTCAAGCGCAATATCAATCTATTTTCAGGTTGTCATGTTATCAGGAATTTGATA